TGGTGCCGGGAGAGGGAAGGCCAGCGCTAGGATTGGCGCGGGTTTCCGGCTTGTGTGCGGCGCAGATGCGGCTTGAAATCTAGCCGCTCATCGCCTAAAGTGTGGGCTGGATGCGGCGTGGAAGGACACGCAGTTGAGGGATACACACGGGGGCGGCTGCAGCGCATCCCGATAACACTCGTGTAGCCGGTATCAAGCCCGGCCATCCACGCCCGCCCCACGATACGGGGCACCTTCACGAAGCGGCCCTTGGAGCACGCGCAACCCCACGGCGGTAGTGTTGCTGTGGGTGCCCTAAAGGGTCGTTCCGTGATGGTGAATGCGCAGTGCTGATGCGCGAGAGGCATAGGGTACGGCACCACTTGGATACCTCGCCGTACAAAGCCGGAGCTTCAGCACCGGCCACCATCAATTTTGAGCCAAATCGCTAACCTCGGGGCACCCCGCAAAGCCAGCACTAGCGCGGGTTTCAGCAGGGTACAAGGCGGATTCTGAGCTAAATGGTCAGCATCTCGGGCGATACCGTCACCCGGCCCACTTGGCCCCAGCGGTCGGAATATGTGATGGCCGTGATCTCGCGGTCAGACACCCACCCACCACGCGCGGCGTAAGCATCACGCGCCGCAATGGTCGGGTGCTGGATGACCGTCACGCCTGAAAACTCTTTTTCGTGCTTGTGGTGCATGTGGCCTGTGTGAACGTACCGCCGCACGGTCTGGCCCCAGGTCTGCGGGAACTGAGCGGCAAACAGTAGCGGTAGCTGGTCAAACTTCTTCAGGTGCCCGTGGTGCCAGCCCAGCATCGTTGCGCCGTGCTGGATGGCGTAGTACGGCAGTTCGGAGTCGATCACCTGCACCCGTGGCTCGTTTTCGTACAGCAGGGTAAACATATGCCGCATCCAGATGGATGAGGCAATGTCGTGATTGCCTTCAGCGACTAGCAGCGTCACCCGGCTATGCCGTTCCAGCGCCATTGCCACGGCCCGGCGCAAAATGCGGATTGCCACCTGCACCACCTTGGAGAACCGCGTATCGGCGTCCAGTAGGTGCTTGCTGGTGGGCGTCACCGCGTCTAGGCCATCCCAATGCAAGAAGTCGCCAAGCTGCGCGATGACGCAATGGTCAGCCTCTGGGGTGGAACGGATCAGGTGTGATACTGCCCCTAGTACTACGTCCTCTGCGATGGACAAGTCCCAATCTGCGCCAGTCTCCTTACCCCATGCGTGCGCGCCTACGTGAACGTCAGTCAGGGTAATGACGTTGCACAGGCCGCTAGGGTCGTGTGCGGGCGGTTGCGTGGGCTGCTCCCTCGGTACTTCGTCCATCAGGGACTGGATGGCCTCGCGGATGATCTGCTCTTGCTGGCTCGGGTCGCGCGTGGTCTTGACCCACTGCAACACAGGCGAGCCGGTGCGGTCGTACAGCGTGGAATGGCCCTTGGCGACGAAGCCAGGTGCCACCGGCTTGCTCAGGTCATGCCGGGGCGAGTAGCCGTAGATAGCGGCTTTACGTTCCACCGACTTGAGCGCTCGCACAATCACGGAGACATGAATACCCAGCGCCTGTGCGGCCTCGCGCATGCTCCGGTGCTTGTTGATAGCCTCTAGGTACTCGCGCTGTCGTTCGGTCGCGTACTCATACAAACCGTCGTCTACTCGCAACATCGGTGCTGGCACGGTTAAGCCTCGCGGGTGATGAAGAATTGGTGCAGCAGGTTGCCGAAGGCGTCCACCTCGCGCTCGTCGTGTTCGTCACGCCCGCTGGTGAAGTAGATGGCGTGGACAAGCTCGTGGTAGAAGGCTTGCGTCTTCACGTCGTCCGGCAGGCTCTTGCGCAGCCGGATCGTGCCCCGGTCGCGGTCGCAGTGGCCTAGCTGGTCGGGGGGCACGTCATCGGTTTGCACGACACGCCATGTCAGGCCCGCAAGCTGGAAGCTGTCGGGGATCAGCGCCGGTTCTGCCTTGCTGCGCATTGGCCGTAGAGTTCGATCACGGTTAGCGCCCATTGGCGGACTCCTTCGGCTGTGCCGTCACTCAGTGGAGGGATCGGCGGGCAGGGTTGGACTAGCGCCGCCTGCGGTATTGGCGGCTCGGATGGCTTCGTTAATGTCGAGCAACCTGCCAGCATCAAGGCAAGCAACAGAAGGGGTTTGCGCATCGGGCACCTTGGCGCGTAGCCGGTTGATGGTCTGCTGTAGCGTGGCCTGCGCGTTCAGGGCGTCGGCTGCTTTCTGTGCTTCGGCCTTGGCCTGCGCCTGCTGCGCCTCGCGCTCGGATTGAATGCGGGCAAGTTCGCGGCTATCGGTCACTTTCTTGTGCAGCCAAACGCCAGTGCCTACGCCTAGGGCGTACAAGACACCCAAGAGCACAACGCGAAGCGCAATGCCGTGCAGCATCAGGCAGACCCGTATAGCTGCGCCTCTGCGGCACGCCTGCGCACCAGGCCCGGAAGCACTTTGCCCCCAGCCTTGTTCCACATCGCAAAGGCTTCGGCTGCGGCATCAAATCGCCGTTCGTTGTGCCTGCGCAGGACGGACGAACGCTGAAACGCCGTCTTGCCGATGTTGAACGCGAGCGCGGTCATGGCCGCAAGCTGGTTGTCCGTGGGCTTGACGGTGCAGGCATCCCACACAGACTGCGCGAACTCGCCTACCTCAAGCTCTAGGCGGGTCGTGGCTTCGGCCTCGGTCATGCGGTCGCCAGGCTTCACGCCCTTAGTGAACCCGTAGCCAATCGTCCACACGTCTGCGGGGCACTTGTAGGCCGTGTCGCGGAAGCCTTCAAAGTGCTTGATGAGGGCAATGCCCGCCGCGTTGATCTTCATTTGTCTTCAATCCCTGCGGCCTTTGCCAGCCGTTCGGCGGCCTTGTCGCGCAGGATTTGGCGAGCCTTCGCCAGCGCACCGAACACACCCCAAGACAGCGCACCGCACAGGAAGAAGATCGGCCCCGCAAACTCCCAATAAGCCACTTGGCCCACGGTGTTGAGGTCAATCCACGGCACGTAGTAATCGACCACGCGCGCCGCAATTGGCCCAAAGAAGATGCCGCCCATGCCTGCGGCAGCACCTTGTTTGGCAAGCTCCTTGCGATCCTTCGGCGGGTCGAATGCGGCCATGATGGCCCCGCCCAATAGGCCAGCCCCAAGAGCAACGCCCAGTTTGGTAAACAGCCCGGCCTTGTAAGCCGCGATCCCGGCCGCTGCGCCGGTAGTGGGTTCAGACATGCTCATGGTCTTTCTCAAAAGCGCCGCTTGTACTGAAGGCCGAAAGCCGAGCTTTTCGGCTTGACGGGGTTGGGGAGGAACATCAGATTTAGCCCCTGCTTGTCGCCCTCTAGCGCGGCCAGAAGGCCCGCCATCGGGACAACGGGAGCCATCTCGTAGCCGGTCGCAAGCCCACCCATCAGGCCCACGCGCCAGCCGTCACCTTTAAGCGGAGTCCACTGAACGCCACCGTATGCGCCGTTTTTGGCCTCGCTGTTTTTGTATGCCCCGAGCATGGCCGTGAGGTTGGGCGACAAGCGCTTTTCCAGGCCCAAGCCGGGGTTGACCTCGTTGTAGCTACGGTCGCCGGGGTGATACGAAAGCCCGTTCTGCACAAGCCACATTTCGTCAGTGATTGCAGGCCAGTTCATGATGTGCGGTTTGCGATGAGGGTTAGACGTCCCTGTGCAACGCGGTTCACACCGCCAGAGTCCGAAGCAATCTCAAACAGGTACACGCCAGTTCCAGTGCCAACGCCTAGGCCGCTCGTGCGGATGATTCCGAGCAGCGGCGCGGGGCTGACGGTTTGCCATGTGTTCAAAACGGTTGAGCCGCTGTTGACTGCGCCCGTCAGAGATAGCTCTGTAAACCGCACCCAGGCGGTGTAAGCGCCCGTCGGAATGCGCCACGAACCCACCGGGGCAAAGCCCGCGTTCTCAAACACGTTGCCGGTGTTCTCAAAGCCCACCTCAGTAGTGACCGGGCCGCCCGAGCCGTTCACCTGATACGTGAAATTGAACTCAGGCAGCACCGATGCAATGGACTGCTGCGGCGCGGCCATTAGCTGACCCCTGCGCCAGTAATGACCGACTCCGTACCGCTAACGAACGTGACGTTTGCGATACCGCGAGCCGCGAGGGTTCGGTTGCCGGTGTTTGTCGTGCCCGCTTGGCGCAACGTGTGCGACGCGCCCTGAGTGATCGTGATTGCGGCGGCGCTGTTGTTGTAGATCGTGACCACATCGCCAGCAGCGAACACGGAGTTCGGCACCGTGACGCCTGCGGTCGTGCTCACCATCTGGCCACGGTCGGCAACTACAAGCGTGTATCCGGTGGACTGCGAGTTAACCGGCAGCGAGCGCGTGCCAATTTCGTTGCCGTTGATCGTCGCGCCTGCGGCTACAGCAGTGATGCGAGCCGATGGCACCGTGCCCGTAGTGAGCTGGCTGGCATTCAGCGCAGTGAGGTTCGCGCCAGAGACGGCCGGGAGCGTCGCAGGGAAGCGTGCGTCAGGGACTGTGCCGCTGGCGAGTTGCGTGGCGTTGAGAGAGGTCAGCGACGCGCCGGAGCCGTCAAAGGTCGTCGCAAAGACCGTAGACCAGCGCAGCGAGCCAGAGCCGAGCGATTGAGTGTTGTTCGCGCCGGGCGTGGTGTTGCCGCTTGCGTCAATGCGCATGCGCTCGGTGATCCCACCCGTTGCAAACACAAGCGCGCCTTGACCGCGTAGGGCAAAGTCGCTAGACGATCCACCGGTCACCCCGTTTGCGTTGCCGATGAAGCCGCTGTTTGTGCCGCCCACTGAAAAGCCGATGAACGCACTGCCCGCCGATGACGTATTGAACGATGCGTATTGCCCAGCCCCTGCGTCAACGGTCAAGCGTGCGCCGGGCGTAGCACCAATCCCCACATTCCCGCTTGCGTCCTGCCGCAATCCAAGCGTGCTGTTGGTCGCAATGCCGACCGTATTTGCCGCAGGCAAGTACACGCCGTTAGCCGGAACGGTGGAGCCAGTCGGCACAAGCGCCGCACCGCTTACGTTGCCGCTCATGGACACAGCCGTGCCGTTGAGCGTGCCCGTCATCGTGTCGCCAGACTTCAGCACGTTGAGCGATGCTGAGCCGGTCACGGTTCCAGTGACGTTACCGGTCAGCGGGCCGCTGAATGCAGGAGCCGTGACCGTGCCCGTGAACGTGGGCGATGCAATCGGCGCATACGTCACGCTGCCCGTTGTCGGGGCGTAGATCGAGTCAAGCTGTGCGCGCAGGTTGGCGAGCGTGCCCGATACGTTGTAGGTCTGACGAATGAACGCAGACAGGGCGCGCAGGTAGTCGTCGGCGGTGCCAATCGGCTCCGTGCCGGGCGGGCTGTTGCTGGCGATGACCGGGGAAAGGTCAGTGATTAGGGTGGGCGCTGGCATGTGTGGCCTCTAGAATGAAAAAACCCCGCACTAGGCGGGGTTCTGGGAGTTCCTGAATGGACGTGTTTATCTACGCGGTACTCAAACCGCTGCTGCTTCTGGCTGTGTGGGCTGCGCTGGTGATTCCCATTGCGTTGATCCTCAACAGGGTGATCCCAGACGGCAAGGTGAAGCGCTTTCTATTCAAGCGGCGCGGCACCCGGTACTAGGCCAAGCAGCCCAGCCGCAGGGAGCGCCGTGCCTGCGTTCTTCGCCAGGTCGCGCAGCATCAATTGGTATTGAAGTTCAAGCAGGCCACGCGGGGCTTGTTGCACGGGCTGACGAAGCAGCATGTTTCCGAGGCGCGGGCTGGCAAGGGCGGTGTTTGCTGCGGCAGTGCCAAGGGTTCCCAGGCCAGCGGCTACGGGGTTTGCCATTGCGCCAGCGGCGGGGATGGTGGGCAAAAGGCCGGCTGTAACTTGCTGAATCATTGCCCGAGGCGATCCGCCCGTCTGTAGTGCGCGGTCGGCCACAAACTGCTGCCCGATGCGGCCAAGGTCTAGCAGCTCCGCGCCCACACCCTTAGGCGTGTCGCCATAGCCCTGTCGCACAACTTGCTTCAATAGGCTGGGCGACACATTGCCGTCGTTGGCTTTGGTCAACATCGGCTCTAGCGTTTTCATGGCGCCATACTGAGACCGAGCCACGCGCAAAGCGTCAGCGTCTGCCCCAGAAATTGAGCGGTTAAACGCGCCCACCACGTTCTGCCGCAGCTCGTTCAAGATTGCGGCTTCTTCGCCCGCCGCACCGGCTGCCTTGTTCCGCAGGGCGCTTTGAAAATTGTTCGCAAACTCACCCGGCACCGTGTTGTTCTGGTTCAGGCGGCTCAGGAAGTCTTTGATTTGTTCGTTCACGCGGCGCTGCGCATCGGCGGGCAGGTTCGCGGCGCGATTTCGGATGTTTGCCAGCGACGCCACCAGATTGCCGTCTACCGTGAGATCGTTGGCTTTCCAGATGCGGTCAAGGTCGCCCGTGATCCGCGTCTTGGCCCCGGCCATCACGTCGTCCGTGAGGGTGTTGGCCTTCTCCCCCATCTTGGACAACACAGCCTGGTTGAATGCGGCCTGCTTTGCGGCTTGCTGGCGCTGGATCGTCGCACCCAAGACGGGCACGTCGCCCATAAACGAGGCGTAGCCCTTGACGAGCTTGTTCTGCGTCAAGTCCATCGGTGAGAGCGGGATACCTTCAGCCTGTGCCTTGCGCGCAAGATCGGCCACGGGGCCAGCAGAAGGCGACAGCGTTGCGCGTGCACCCTGAATCACGGTCGGAAGCAGCGCGCCACCCAGAACGCCCGCGCCCGTATTGAAGCCTCGGCTATCTCCCGTGCCCACCACATCAAGCGCGCCCTGCAAACCACCAGCGGCTGCGCCTTCAATGATCGGCGCGGCGCGGCCCATCGCGCCCGCCCAGCCGCCCGGAATCGCAAGGAATGGGGCTGTGTTGCCCACAAAGTTCCCCACCTTGCCACCCATCGTGCGCATCAGCGGCGCATCAAGCCTGCGCTGCTCGTCTACTTCGGCAGTGCTTGGCCCTTGGCCCACAACCTGCGCAGCGCCACGCGCCACATTGGTCAGCCCACGGCCCGCGCCTGCAAAGAAGCGGTCAAACGCACCCATGCCGTTGGTCGGGTCGTAGGTAACCCGGTCTTGGCGCACTTGCTCTGCGATGCGAGCCTTGCGGGCTTCATTCGCCACGGCAGACGCAGCGCGGAAGTCCACCTGATTGGGGTCTACCTGCTTCAGAATGTCCGCATAGGCGTCGGCTTGCGACTTGGTTCCCGTCCCGCCCTTGAGTGCGGCTTCCAGAAGATCGCTGTAGTCGTTCTTCATTGCTTCCACCGCTTCATCGAGGGCATGTCAAACAGGCCAAAGTTGCGGGAGTTCCATGCGCGGTCTACTTCGGTCAGGTCGCCAGACGCACGGGCGCGGGGCATGGCGTTCGTGTAGAACTGCGCTTTGCGCCGATCCATCTCCGCTTGCGCTTCCATGAAATCAAGGATGAACGCATTGGCTTGGGGCGTGTTTTGCAGCCGTCCGAAGATTTGGGATGCACGGTTAGCGTCGCCTTCGGTCTGAGGCCCCTTCTGAGCGGCCAGCGTCACAAACAGGCGATCCATCGCGGCTTGCTGGAACAGTTGCGCATTGCTGGCGTACTGGCTCACCGAATCAGGCGCAATCCCGAGGCTGGAAAGGACGTTTGCAGCGGCTGCCTTTGTTTCCGTGCCCCATCCGGTTGCACCCATGTTGCTCATGGCGCGCCGTGCGTTTTTCACGCTGTTAATCACGTTGCTGGCGTCGCGGTCAGCGTCCAAGGCAGGGCGGTAGCTTTTTTCAACCCAATCCTTGTTGAGATCGCCGAGCGCAGCGGCAGACGCCTTGTCGCTTGTGGTCTGGCCGAAGCCCATAGCGCCGCCGTTAGAGCGGTTCAAGTCGCCAATCACGGCGTCACGCTTTACGGGATCGGAGCCCAAAGACCCGCCAAAGCTGGTGTTTGCCGGTAGCGGCTGCGTGCCAGGCTGCGTCACGCCCTGCGCAAGGCTCAATCGAGGCACGTAGCTGGTCGTGCCGTCGCGGTTTTGAACCTGCACAAGGTCATACCGTGCTTTGGCTTGCTCGCCAGCATTTTGATACGCGCCGAACGTATCCACCGAGCCAGACGGAGCCACAACGCGAAACCCACCGGGCGCAGTCGGGTCGGGCACAAGCTGAGACGCTTTACCGTCCTGAGACAGTTGCGGCAGCGAAAAGCCGGGCCGGAGATCGTTCTTGTTGACGGCTACGCCGCTCACGAAATCAATGTTCGGGCGGATAAATTCCGAAATCTTTTTGCCGTCGTTGAACATCAAGTCAGCCGCAACCGCGCTGCGCATGCCTTCCGGCACCTGAACCGAGCCGCCGCTCATGTTCAGGCTGCCTGTGCCCATCGGGTTATTCATCAGCGCCGCAGCCTCTTTGCGCGGCCCCACAATGCCCATCCCTGCGGCTTGCTCAAGCGCACCTTGAGACGACTGCGGCATGCCCAAGAAGCGCGCAATGTTGTCTTGCTTGCGCCGGGCGGCATCGGCCTGCATGTCACGCAACTGCGCCTGAGACTGGATGCCTTCAAGCTGCGCCGCACGCAACGCGGCTTCTTGGTTGGCGGCGAGGGAGCCCTGATAGCCCTGAAGCCCCTGCATACCCGCTTGACCTAATGCTTGACCAAGCGAGCCGCGAGAGTTCATCAGCGCAAACGCGGCCTGCAACAGCCCTTGGTTTACAGCGGCGTTCTTGTCAGGGTCGGGCGACCACTGACCCCAATTCTTGAGAGCGTCGAGTAGTCCGGCCATGTCAGTAGCTCTGCATCAAAATGCGCCGCAAGAAATCCTGCGGCGCGATTTGCGGCGTCTGCGGAACCCCCGGGGCTGCGCCGCCAAAGGCAGAGTCAGGCGCGGACAGGATCGGCTCCTGCGGAATGCCAACATTCGGCCCGAAGTTGCCGCCCATGTTCATCCCATCCACAGAGATGCGGGGCGTGAACTGGCGCGGGTCTGCAACGCGCAGTTGCTGGAACGGGTTGTATGCCGTCTGTCCGCCGCCCGCCTGGAAGGTGCGCAAGCCGGGGGGCTGGATGCGGGGCACTTGACCGCCCATGAACCGGCCAAGACCGCCATTCATGGGTGTGCTCGGCATGAGGATGCGGCCGGGGTTTTGGCCTTGCACGACACCCCCCGGAGGCGGGAGCATCTTGCCAAACGCTTGCGATGCCAAACCGCCAAGCTGCATAAGCTGTTGCCCGCGCTGGTTGTTGGGCATCATCGCCATGGCAAGCTGCCCAACCATGGGATTCATTAACGCCTGCTGCATATTGAACATGGGCGTTTTGGCTTGCGCGGCTTGCGGCATCTGGCCGTCCGTGCCGTAAGACTGAAGTTCGTCCTTGCGCATGTCGCTCAGGCCGTTAAGCCCCATGCCTGCCCCCGCAGGAGCGGCCAGGCTTCTCAGTTGTTGAAGTTGTCCGCCAGCCATTTACTTACCCCCCAAAAGTCCGCCGCCTGCTGCGCCAGCCAAAGCACCCCACGGGCCACCGACGCTCATGCCAAGTTGAGCGCCGCCCAACGCGCCGCCCAAAGCCCCTGCACCACGGTTGCCGCCCGTGGGCGTGGTGCGCGATTCAGTAGCCCCCGGCCCAAACCCGAACGCAGAACCCAGAATGCCAAGCTGCTGCTGCGGGTACTGCCGCGCCTCAAAGAAGCGCTGGTAGTCGTCATCTGCGTAGCGCTGCTGCTGGTTTTGCAGGGTGTTGCCGACGTTCGCCAGTTGCTGCGCGTCGATGTAGTCCTGCTGGCCGAACTGCGGGGCCATGCCAATAGCCTGCATCTGATTGCCGCGCTCAAACTGGTTCAACGCCTGCTGACGGCCTGCCTGCGATTCGCCCGCGCCGAACAGGTTGTTCGCCTGCTGTTGGTATGCGCCGAACACGTTTTGCGCCTGCTGCTGGCCGGAGCCGTAGAGGTTTTGCGCCTGCTGCGCGCCCGCGTTGAACAGGTTCTGTGACTGCTGCTGGCCTGCACCAAAGAGTCGGTTTGCTTGGTTCTCGGACAGGCTGACTTGCTGCCCGTAGTCTTGAAACCGCATGTTCTGCGCGATGTTGCCGAGCTGCCCCGCAAGGTTGCGCTGTGCTTCAGACTCCATCTGCTGCACACCGCTGTTGCCGAACGACCCCGAGCGGGCCATTGCGGTGTCCAACTGCGGACGCACCGCGAGGTTGTAGTTACGCACAACGTCTTGCGACGCTTGGTCGATCTGCCCGCGCAGATATGGGTTCTCCAGCCCGGCAAATTGGTTGGAGACGCCCGCGAAGGGGTTGGAGACGCCTGCGGCTTGATTGGCAACGCCCGCGTAAGGGTTGGAAACACCCGCAGCCTGATTGACTACGCCCGCGTACATGTTGCCCGGTGCCTGCTGCCCCAAGAAACCACCGTTGATGGTGTTCGTCAGTTGCTGGCGAGCGGCGTTCACTTCTTGACTGCCCTGCATGGCGCGATTGGCCGTCGCATCCAGTGCGTTGTATTGCAGGTCGTTCAGGTCAGTGACGCGGCTGCGGTCGTAGGGCGTGTACGGTTGTGCCGCCGTGGCCTGCGCCTGCTGGTAATAGTTCTGTAGATACGGGACTGCCCATTCGGGCGGCCCGCTCTGCTGCGTCACCGTTTGTTGTTTCCCGCCGCCGCTCATACGTCCCCCGCCTTCAAATCAATCTCACAAATGCTGTACAGACGCTTGGCCTTGAATCGCCGCGTCCATAGCTTTTCGATCACTTCGTCACATGCGCCCCGAATGGAGGAAGCGCCGCCTTGCTTGGCGTAGTCAGCCAGCAAGCGGAAGCACTCAGGCCCAGCGGCACCGGGTGCGTAGATCGCGTACACGTAGAGCACGCGGATGTTCGGCAGGGTCTGGAACTGCACCGCAGCCCAGCCCGTTGCGCCGGTTTCTGTGTTCACCACACCCACCAAATCGCGCATGCCGTGGCTCAGAAGCATCTTGAGCTGGTCGGGCGTGATTTCTGCCTCTGCGCGCTTGCAGGCTTCACCGAGCTTGCAGGCTCCGTCCTTCCACGCCGCATCAATGTGCGTCGCCGGAACTTGAAAGAGCTTCCACATGGTCATGTCCCTGTGAGGGTTCGCATTTCCGCCCACGTACCGGGCTGGCCGCCGGTAACGCAGATCCAGCCAACGATCACGTAGCGGCTTCCCGCCGTGCCAAGCACTGACGGAGCGCTGTTTTTCACCTGATCGCCCCGAAACCACGTCCCGGTCGTTGGCGCAGCCGTCGCGCTCAGGTCAAAGCCTGCAAAACGTCCGTCTGCAATCTGGTTCACCTTGACCGCAACATCCTTGGTGAACTTGTAGAGAACCTGATACAGGCGGCGGTCGTAATCGCTCTCCGGGTTCACCGGGAGTTGCAGGTTCTCGTTCAGCTTCATCGCTTGCCGCCTGCGACTGCATCCACGTTCATGGAGGTCAGCTCAAAATCGCCCGTGAACGTGAACGAAAACCGATGCCAGCGCGCCGCTTGGCGAAGATCAAACTTCGCATCGGCCAGCACGCCCGAGTCGCCCGCAAGCAGCGTCCCGCCTAGGCCGTCCTTGATCTGCCCGGTAATCGTTGCGCTCGCGGGCTCTTGCAGAAACCGCAGGCGCACGCGGCGCACAAAGCTCTCGTAGTCGTCGTCACCCACGTCGCCTGTCACCAATGCACCGCACGTGCTTGCGCCGGTCAGTGTCAGCACTTGGTTTGAGCTGTTGAACACCGCAGGCGCACGGCCACCGGAAAGCCAGTATTGAGAGTCATACGGGACGTTGGGCGCGGCGTCATACGTGCCGGACGTGGTGTCGTAAGTCGCGCCCGCACCGACGTAGTTGATTGCCGTCTGGATCGTCTGATCTGCGCTGCCCCACTGCTTGGTCTGCATGTGGTAGACCAGACACGAATCCAGTACGCCGGTTGTGCTGTTGCGCGAGACGTACCAGAAATAGACGCGGTTGTTCTGCCGGTCAAACGTGCACAGCGTCTTGTAGCGATAGAGCGCGCTGGAATTGTTGAAGAACCACTGCCGCACTTGGCCCGTTGCAATGGGTACAGGCCGCGTGCCGTCATACAGCCAGATGTTGTCTTCACCGACGAAGACGTTTGCCCCGCCCACATCCACCACGGCCTCAGAGCCCACGCAGCCCACTTCGCCGGGCACTTGGTCAAACTGCCAGACGGCGGGCGGCCCGACATACTGCCCGAGCCACATCGCCCGGCCCTTGTAGACCACCACGTTCTGCCCCAGCCGGCAGGCAGCGGTGATCTCGCCACCCTCGCCTACCAATCGGCCCGTTGTGGCCTGCGTCGTGACGCTGGGTGTCCAGCTTGTGTGATCCTGGAATGCAGAGCACCACCAGCGATCCGACTGATCGCCAAAGGTGCCGTCTACGGTATTGAAGGCGAGCACGAAGTTCGCCACGCTCACCACGACCTTGGCCTGCGGTGCCGTGGCAATGTCAGAAAACGCGCCGCCCACCGAGGCTTGCAACACCGCGCCGTCATTGGTCGCAATCGTCGCGTTGCCAAACTGCGTAAATATCCATCGCGTGTCAGACGTGCCGGTGTAAAGCGCCACCCGGCTGCGATCCGTCCACGTCCCTGCCACGAGTTCATACAGCCGCGTCGTCGTGCCCGCATAGGTTCTGCGCGATCCGTCCGTGGACACCACCACAGCCGCACCCACGCAAGGCGCGGCCAGCGCACCCACACCCGAAGGCGCGATGCCCGAAGGCGCACCCGCTAGGCCTTTTTCGGTCGGGATGACGTTGGATAGAGCCGTGATGACGCCGGGCGTGTCGCTTGGCGCATCAGGCGTGAATCCAAGGAACGGGACGGCGGGCATTAGATGTACCGAGTGGCGTCGCTAACGATCCGAAGCTGTGCGCCGGAGTGCTTGTTGCCGTCGTCCTGGTTCTGCACCGAGTTCATGGCTTCCACGTACTTGATGCGCATCTGCTGGTACAGGTCTTCATTGCGCAGATACGTCGCCACTTCCATCAGATAGCTAAACAGGTACACGGCACTGGCGTTCACCAGCAGCCAGTTCGCGTCCGTGTCGTTCACGGGTGTAGCGAAGCGCTGGTAGTACAGAAGCTCGTACTGGTTCGTGAAGTTCGGGCCAAAGACGAGGTTTGTGTTGGAGAGCGAGTAGTAAGCCGGTCGGCCCCCGGTGGACTCCAACAGCGACATGCGCTCAAGCGGGAGAAAGTCCATCGGCTGCTTGACGGTGGATGTGACGTACCAGCTCACCCGCTTGGCTTCAAGGAAGTCAGAAGGCAGCGTGGATTGAGTTACAGGGTCACGCGGGCCGGTGTTCACCAGCATGGACGACAAGCGCAGCGGGGCCACGACTTGGTTATTGGCGTCCGTCATGCCCGTGTAGATACGCTGTTCGGCAAGCTCAAGCAGCGTGGGCAGAATCGGCGTCAAGTCCGTGCGGTTAGCCCAGCGGGCAACTGCCGTCTTCAGCTCCCCGAAGTTCATTGCAGGTTTTCAATCGGGACGATGTTCAGACGCGCAGCCGCTTGGCCTTGGATGTAGCCAATGTGCGTCAGGCCAAAGACGGCCAGCACCACCGAGTCAGCGGGCTGCACAAGGATGCTGTTGGACGTTGCCGTCGTGCCTGCACCGATGCCGGGGCGCACGTAGCACTCGGCAGACGCTGCAACGCGCACAAACTTGGGCGGCGTACCGGCAGACGTGCTCGGGATCGCCACGCTGGCCGATGCTGCGCCCGTGACAACGGAGACGCCATCGGTCGTGATGTGGAATGCGCTCATTGGAGACATGGCTTACATCCTTCCGGGAGCAACGCGCAGGTCTGAAAACTCAGGCGAGTTCACCAGCCGCTTGATGTGCTCTTTGTTGTTGATGAATTCATGCAGCGTGATTTGGTTCACGTTGCAGTAGTGCTCAATGACCACGTTCGGGACGACGGCCATGAGCTTGAAATCAGAGGTGCCGTGAAAGCCTTCGTTGTGCCGCGCCTTGGCGTAATCAACGATGTCCTTCACGTACTGCTCGCGGGACAAAACAAGTTTGTCGTCCTGCTCGCGCCAGGTTTCTTTCATGAAAAAAGCCGGTGAGGTTGCCCCCACCGGCCCTAGTTGCTACTGCTCAGGCTTATTGAATATCTCTCGCACATGCGAGGCCGCGCTCTTCGCGCACTTCCAGCGCGTACTCGGTCTCGATCATGTAGTTGCGTGCGGCACCGATGCGGGCCAGCTCTTGATCCTGCATGTCGCGCAGAACAGCCAGCGCGCACAGCGAGGGATCAACGAGGTAGGCTTCGCGGGTGCGCTGCATGACCCGATTCGGGACGATCTTGAAGTCGCCGAAGTCGGACTGGTAGATGTCCCAAGCGCCTTCCAGCTTGCGCACTTCGCCCTTGATGAACTTCGTGCCGTTGCCGGTGAAGCTGGACGAGATCACTTGCTTGATGGCCGGGGCCACAATCAGCATTTCCGGGTTGCCGCCGTTCTGGAACGCGCCCAGAACAATCGTGCGCAGGATGGCTTCGGTAAAGCCACGCAGCGTGCCGTCAGTCGGCGCCGTGTTGGTGCCGATGTTCGGAGCAACGCCGCCAGAGCCCAAGCTGTTGTTGGTCACGATCCAGCCACGCAGGCCACGCGTCTGGCGGGTTGCGCCGGTCGTGAGCGTGCCGTTTTCGATGCAGGCAAGCTCCATGTCCTTGCGGAGCTCCTTGCCCTGCTTGACGGTCTGGTAGCGGATTTCCGACTTGCGGCCCGCTTTGTTCACCGTCTCTTGGGTGTCGGAGATCGAGAACGACTTGCGGCTGATCTGCGTCTGGTTGGACAGACGAGCGGTCGGCACAACGGCGGTGTAGGTCGCATCTGCGCCTTCAGCCACGGCGTTGTTGGCCGGGGTCGCCAGAATGTCACGCTGCCATTCATGGGTCACGGCGGTTGCCTTGACCTTGTCAATTGCAGAGATCAGCGGGGTGTCCGTGGGCGCGGTGTTGTAGATCACGTCCACGAGGTCTTCACGGTTACCGATGGCAGCCGTGGTCAAAAAAGCATTTGCTGGCATGATGAATTACCTCATTCGTCTGCGGTCTCCGCAGCCCATCGGCGCAGAGCCCGGTCATCTCGGGCGGACTTCATGAATCGCTGTTTCGCTTGCGCGGCGCGTTCAGTGCGTCCGGTCTGGTTCGTTGCTGGCCCCGGCTTCGCCACCTTGGGCGGCACGTTGGCGAGCTTCTTGCGCACGTCTCCCGCAATCTCCTTGCGCTTGGCGGTTTCGGCTTGCAGGTTGCCGAGGTCGCGCAGCGCCAAGATCATTCGGTGATCCGTGATTGATGCGATCTCTTGAGGGGCAAAGCCGTACTTGCTGCCCACTTCGACAGCCTTGGTAGCGAACTTCTGATAACCCTCGTTCGTGGCAAGCTCGGGCATCTTTTCCACGAGGGTCTGCAATTCCCTCTGTTGGAACTCCTGCATGGCTTGCATGTGCATTGCCTGCTGCTGCTGGGTGAGCTGCTGCCCTTGCCCTTGCAGCGCCTGGAACTGCTGCACCCGCTGCTCGTACATCGCTTTCTGAAGCGTGTAGGCCTGAATATCGGCCTGAGCCAGTTCCAGCGGCGGCGGTTCACCGATGAAGCTGGACGCAAACTGTGCGAGCACAGCCTGTGTCTGCGCCAGTTGCTGAGCGTACTGCGCAACCTCTTGGCGCTGCCCTTGCAGGATTGAGCGCTCCTGCGCGACCTCTTGGGTCTTGCGCGTGTAGTCCGCTTGCCGAAGCAGGGCGTTCTTGAGTTCGGGCGGGAGCTTGTAGGACTTGCCCTCGTACTCGACGTCTTCGAGTGAAGGCTCCTGCTCTTCCGGCTCTTGCTCTGCTTCTTCTTCGGTTGCTACATCCTCGTCGTCTGCGTCCGCTTCTTCGGGCGCAGGCGATGAAGCCTCTTCTTCGTACTCTTCGGCCTCTTCAGCCTCGGGCTGCTCGGCCTCCTCGGCCTTGGCGGCCTTGGCATCGCGTGCAGGCTGGGTGCGCTCACGCTCGCGGCGTTCCAGCTCTGCAACGGCCTCGCCTACGCTTCCGTAGCTTGACGGGCCGGTACTGGCTTGCGATTCTTCCGGCGCAAGCAACCGGATGAAGTGCCCAAAGGCGTGTTTCATCGGGAGTTCCAAATAAAAAAGCCGCCCGAAGGCGGCTCTATGAAGCGCGGTTGTTTAGAGACGGTGCACTTTTCCGTCTGTGGTCACTACTCGCGGGTCGTCTGACCCACCGTGCGTGATTGCGCCGCGATCCCACCAGCACCACAGCTGCGCATCGCCTGCCGTGTGAATCTGGGTCACGATGTGGCCTGCTTCGCTCAGCCTCTGAGCGAGTTCAGAAAGCGCTGCCCAGCTCGGTGCAGGGCGCTCTGCTGCTCGATCACTTCCCGCGCTATCGCTGCGTTGTCCATCGTTGACTGTAGGTACTGCCGGAACTTGTTCTGCGCTTCCAACAGCATCCGGAGCTTTTCGCGGCCTTCCACGTCGCGCAGTGGGCTGTTCTTCCATTGGTTTGTGATCTCCTGCTCAAAGGCCTCAAGCGCTTCGACAATCAGCGGGTTTTCCAGTGCGGCGCGTGCATGTGCGCCACGGTTCACGTCCTGAAGCTCGCTCATGCAAGGCCTTGGGTCGGGTTCGGGTTGGCAATCTGCTGTGCAAGACCTTGAATCTGCGACACCACAGCATTCAAGTCGCCCAGTTCAAAGCCTGGCGACTGCGTCGTCTGGTCGAGTTGCGTGCCGTTCGTCAGGTTCGTCACGGCCCCGGAGCGATGCGCGGCCATCACGCCTGCCGCAAGGTTCAAAAGCAATTCCTGCTGGCGGCTGGTGATCTTGGCAGCCTCAATGCGCTCGTTGCTCTCGGTCGTGATCCGGGCTTTCTCAATCTCGCCCTGAATCTCAAGCTGCTTGCTCTGTGCATCGGCCTGAGACTGCGCTTGGAACTTCTGAATATCGGCCTGCGCACGTGCCTGTTCGCGCTGAATGTCGGCTTCGACCTTCATCTGCTCAGGGCTCTTCTTGTTCGGGTCAGGCGGCAGCGGATCGGGGAAATACTGCTCTGGGTTTGCCAATCCGGCAGACTCTGCAAACCCGCGCGCAGCAAGGATTACGGGCTTGGCATCCATCGCGCCTTGCGCCACCATTTGCGCCTGAATCTGCATCACTTGTTGCAGCACCTGAGCGCGCTTGTCCTTGTTGCCGGTGCCCAGGCCAACGTTCACATAGATGTGATACGCATCGTTCCACTCGCGCGGGTCAACGCTGATCCACTGGCCGAACAGCTCCACCTGATCCGGCACGTCCTGATAGCGGGACATCAGGCGCAGCATCTTTTCGTACATCGTGCGCACGGACTCTGCCGCGACGCGCGAAATCAGCTCAATACGCTGGTCTGCCCGTTCGGCCATGTTCATCACACCGACCGAGCCAACCTGAGAATCAGCCAGTGCGTCAGGGTTCAGGCCGTTGGACTGGCGAGTAAAGCCGGTGCGCTGCTCACGCCACTGCGAGCCCCACTCGACCATTTGCCACGCGCCGGGATCAAGGCCGCTCTGCTCCAGCGGCAGCAAGGAATTGGCCGACTTCATGCGAACGACGCCACCGGGGCGGCTGTTCAGCAGGTCGTCAAGGTTCACCTGGCCCTCAAGCACGCCTACGCGCTTGTTCACGCTCAGGTACACGTTATCCAGCAGTGCACGCAGCAGGCTGGTATTCAGACGCTGCGGCTCAATCGCAAAGTCAGCCGGGCAGTTGCCGAAGAAGGTGTGCGGCAGCGGCACCGGGCAGAACCACGCAAACGGGTGCTCCTCGACCTTTTCGTTCTCAAGAATCTTGGGGCCGATCTTGAAGACGCGCCGCCATTCGGGAATGCCGTCCTTGTCTTGATCTAGCCGGATGTAGCACTCTTCGCAGCGGTAGCGCTGAAGGTCGCCGTCTGACTGGTCAAAGAACCACGGCGTCTGCGTCTCTACGCGCTCAATCTCTTCCAGCGACCATCCGTCATTTGTGCCGACGTTGGACAGGTCGTAGCCGTCCGCTTCAAGGTCTTGCTTGGTGCGGTAGAACACATGCGCAACAAAGGTCGGCTCGTTGCCATACCGCGAGCGCGGGTGAACGCGCATCTCTTCGGGCGGCACCGGGTCAATCCGCACACGGCCAGTGCGCTGTACGCGCTTCACTTTCAGGTCGTAGACCGTCAGCGGCTGGCCTTCCACCAGAATTTGATACTCAGCCTGCTCGACCGGCGACACGTCCGAATCCTTGAGGATTTCGGCCACTTGCTCAGGCAGCAGGGAGCGGTACGTCTCTTCTACGTCCTGCTCGATCTTGTCCCAGTAGATTTTGACGAAGCCGACCTTCTGGATCAGTGCGTCTTTGAACCACTGATACAGCACGTCAAAGCCGCGATTGCGCTTCCAGAAGATGTGCCGTAGGTATTCAGAGACGAGTTTCGCTTGCGGCGCAAACTCCGGGCGCTTGGGTTCGCACTCCACCGCGTCTTGTGACGCCGCGAACACGCGCACAAGGCTTGGCAGCATCCACTCCACGGTGTCAGCCACGTCAGTTGCGACGATGGACGAACGGTCGGGGATGGACGGCGGGCCAAGTTCGCCCGTGGCCTCGCCCTTGTAATACTGAAGATTGCGCAGACGCAGCAGGCTGATCTCAGTTCCGGGCGCACCAAGGGCCTGGCGCAGTTCTTTGTCAAGAATCGCAGCCAGCTCGTCGTCCGTGTATCTCATTTCAGTCCTAGTGTTGGGTAGTTCAGCGCAGCGCCCCAGGTTTCTCCGGTGTAGTTGCTCGCTACAACAGCCATCAGGCCAAATGCATCCGCGCCGTGACTTGCCCAGTTGTGTTCGGGGCCTAGGCCAATGCGGCGGGCTTCATCTCGCTTTTCGTGGTACTCGGCAAGCGCCTCGCGGCCTGCTTGCGTCTTCTGCTCGTCAAACCAGACGCGGGGGAACACGCGGCGCGCAGCTTCAATGCGCTGCAACGCGGCCCCCTTGCCTTGGTTCGGGATCACGGTCACGTCATAGCCAATTGACCGCAGGGCGGATTCATGACTGACCGAGAACACTTTGTCGTTGTTGGCCCCGTCATGCGGCAGCCAGATTTGCGCGTCTTTGGGCTCATAGCCATTGGCCCGCATCCACTCGACGTGCGTTGCTAGCGGCTGGCCTACGGACTCGTAGTAATCCAGCGCGCGGATTTCCATGCCCACAAACTGCGCAACCCAGATTGCAAAGGCGTCTGCGTTTCGCCCCGTTCCGCCAATGTCGCAGAACAGCCGCTTTTTCATCAGCGGGTCGGGCGCGAGGCGTCCAATCCTGCGCTGCTCTTTGGCTTCTAAAAGCTGCTTGGTGTAGTAAGCGCCCTCGCGGAACTCTTCGTAATCGCCTTCCCAGATGTGCGCGTACTGCTCCGGGCGCTCGGCTAGATCACGCTGGCGCTCACGCTCAAGCCGGTCGGGAAACTTCGGGTTATCCCGCCAGTTCAGCTCAACAATCTTGATTAGCGGGTCTCTGCTGTGCGCGTATCGCTCTACCGCTGCGGTTCGCCTGCGGCGGTTCCAGGTCAGCCAAAGCTCTGCGTTCCAGTCCTCGCCCTCTTCCCGCAAGGTCGGGCCTAGCGTCGTGAACGCGGTTTCAGTCACCGGCTCCGCTTCGTCCACCCAGCACACCAGAATTCGGCCCTTGGATTTGATGCTGCCCAAGTTGCTGTTCAGGCCTGCGAACGTGTACCAAATATTCCCGTCACGGCTGCGGATGTACGTCTCGCCGATCTCGTAGTAGTCCGACAGCCACGGCTCTTCTTCAATCGCCCGCTTGCACTCTTCCAGCGAGGAGTCTTCAAGCGAGTTCAGGTGATGCCGGGCGCACAGAATCTGGCCTCGAACACCCTGCATGCCGTACCGATAGCCGTACACCGCAGTCATCTTGGCGAAACTGCGCGTCTTCGCTGAACCTCGGCCCCCATGAGCGCCTCGCACATCGGCTGGCCCCTCAAAGACAGGGATCAGCTTGTCGGGCAGCTCAACCCGTGCTGTTTTCACGCATCGGGACGAGTTCAATCCTCGTCACTGTTTGGATTGGGCTATTCGCGTCGCCTACGTGCTCAATCCGTCCGAGCTTGGGCGCTGCGTACTCAGCCAGGTCACGCAACAACGAAATCGCTTTGGCGGGGTCGGGCTTTGTGTCGCCCGTGCCCTCGGCAACTTGCGCCAGCCAGATAGCGACGTTTTCGCGGTTGTCCTCCAAGAGCTTGCGCACGGTTTCTCGAAACTCGGTCGTGCTCTTGTTCTGGATGCCTTTAGGGCGTCCGCTTGGGTTCCCGCTTTGGCCTTTCTTGAAAAGGTGCGGAGCTGATTGCTCCCTGATGTTTTCAGACATATGCCGACTCCACTACGGGTTGGTCGATTGCTTTTCTTGCAGCGTTACTTGATGTCGCCCCGTGCGCGTAGCAGCGCTTCCAGTTGGGCGGTGTTTGCAGGCCTGCGTCCGGTGCCGAGTGCTTCAAGCAATCCGACCGGGCGGCCTTGATCCTGCTGGGGTTGGGGTTGCGTGCGGCCTTGACTGGCTTGCACGAACTGCTCAAACGGCATTGCGGGCAGCCCCATGCTCTGCTGTTGCGCGGCGTAGTTGGTGTACGCCTGGCGGAGCTGCACTAAGCCGTCCATCTCAGCAGCCCTTCTTTCCTTTGCCTTTGCCCTTTTTCATGGCGAATCTCCTTGCGATAGTCAGAATCTATCAGTCTGGGCACGGTGAGACGCGCCTAGGTGACCTGCCCAAGTGCAAGCCCCTAAGCCCATGCCCAGGCTGATAGACACACGCCCTATCAGTAGCGGTTCAAGTTGTCGTGCTTGGTAGCTTTGGCTTTAACCTGTCGGGCGCTCGTGTCGTGAGCCAGTCGCTGAACAGTCACCCTGTTGCCCGTTTTGTGCTTTGGGGAGCTTCAACCCCTAGGCGGCCCCGCGTCTCATGAGGGCTTTCGCTTTTCTTCCCGGCAGGCGCGGCAAGGCCTCACTGCTAACGCGGGGAGTACGGAGCCTGAGCAGGCATTCCGCTAGCGGCTCAACCAGCGGCGCAAAACAAAAAAGCCCGCCGAAGCGAGCCTTTGCAAAAGTTAGGGACGAGTGCGCCCCCGAAGAATGATGCACCGACCTAGCCCACTGCGCAAGGGTTCACATGCCCTATGTGTAGGCTTTCAGGGGTGATTTGCGAGCCTGCCGCTTCTTTGCACAGCGCGGGCAGGCGCATTCATCCACGCCAAGCATCACAGAGTGAAACAGCAGAAACTTGTACGCCTCGATAGCCTGCGCGTCGCTCTTCAGTAGCGCGACCTCAATCTCATCTGGGCGACCCTTGAATGACTTGCGCCGGGCAAGCAGGGCGTCCATCTCGCCTTTCCACTTGCGCCACGTTTCGTCGCCCCAGAAATCGCGCTGCTCAAGCTCGCCTATTTGTAGCGGTGTCATTCGATGCCATACACCCGCAGCTTTGCCGCGACCACCCGCTTTGCCCTGCGCACGGCCTCTGCGCGCTCGGTCATTGCTTGCGGCTCCCGTGGGCTGCGGAACACCGCCGCTCCGACTGCCTTGTTAGCCGCGTAGCTTTCAAGGCTGGCACGCTCGCTGATGTTCAGGCTATCGGCTGCGGCCTCGACCAGCGACATAATGAACAAGAAGCTGTTTTCCTCGCGGTCGTCCTGTGCGGAGCTTTGCAAGTCGTCATCGCTAGAGACTTCAGATGCTGACGACTGACAAAGCCTGGCAAAGGGCGATGCGTCGGGGAACCCGATCTTCGGGCGCTGCTTCAGGTTCCACCAGTGCCACTGAATCAGGTAGCTGTTGATGTACTCAAGGTCATCTTGCATAGGCGCTCCTAGTGGGTTGGCTCTTCCGGGTGGCATTCCTTCAGCTTGGCAATCGCGGCCTTCATAACTGCAATCGCACCTGGCACGCCGCCTTCGCCGATTGAGCGAACCTCAAAGCTGCCCTCCCCGTCATACGTCAGCAGCACCGCGTTATCTGCCAGCGCCATGTGTACGGCCATCTGTGCGATTTGTTCGGCTGCGTCGCTCATATCGCCTCGCTCTTAGCCCATGAAGCAATCTCTGCTGTATGCATTGGCGTGAATCGGTCGTCATCCCATACGCCGCACGCGATCCGCTGCCACGGGGTTACATCGTCGGCATGCAGGAAAACCTCGACGTATTCAACGCGCTTCGTTGTGGGCGGCTTGCGGTCAACCGGGCCGCTGCCAGTCCAAGCCCAACACAAGCCTCTGTCAATCCAGCTCATATCGCCTCCATCGCCTTCAGGGCGTGCATGATTGCCTCCCGTTCTTTGGGCGGTGTCGTGGTGTCTGCGTACAGCCGCAGCCATTCCTGGTACTGCCGCGACCAGCCCGCAGCGAATGCGTCACGCTTCTCTGCCCTAGGTGCCGGGCCTTGATCTAGCCAGCTATGGCAGGCGTGGCAGGCGCAGACGGTGAAGTAGTCGTGTGCCTTGATGCTGCGCCCCTTGCCGTGCTTCAGCTCGTTGGAGTGCGCCGCTACGGTCGTGCTTGTGTCGTTCGTGCAGACGTTGGGAATCTGTAGCAGGCAGTCTTTGCCTTGGGCGAGGTCAAGCAGGCGGCGGGAGCGGTAGTTCATATCGGACACCTCTTGTCTGCGTACCACCGCATATAGGCTTGGTGTGGCGTGACACCTAGCCTCCAATAGCCTGCGCCTGTGCATTGCCATGCGCGCGGGGCGAGTTGTCGGATGTGGGGTTTCATGCGGCTCGCCGCTGGTACATCCACGCGCCCCACTGCGCCGCCATCGCATCGGCCACGCCCTGATACGTGCGGCTTCTTTCTTTCCATCGATCAGGGCCAGGCGACATGCGATGTACTCGCGGCTCGCGGCCCTCAACAATGTCCGTAGGCATCAACGGCGGGAGGTTCTTGAGCCACAAGCACGTTGCCTTTGTCTCCCCGTGGCCGAACATCCAAGGCTGGATGATCTGGTCGGGCTTTCGCCACTCGGTCGAGATGACGCTGATAGGGTTCTCCAGGGCGATCCGCTCAATCGGTGCGCTTGCCAGTTGCATGAAGAAATCAATAGCGGCCCGCTGCCTTCCGTCTGCGCGCTTTGCTGCAAAATGCCGCGCGCCTGACACCGCTAGATGGGTGCATGGCGGGTGGGCGATCATCAAATCCCAAGGCTCCATGTATGCAACTTGGATTGCATCGGCCTTGATGTGATTGGGTGAGCCGTCTTCCGCGTCCAGCAAATCACACGACCATGTGTCGAAGCCCAGCGCCCTAAACGCTTGGCGAACCCGCCCGCTGTACTCACAAGCAACAAGAACACGCATCACTGCACCTCGATCCTCACGCCCCACGGCCCGCGCTCCTGCGCATACACCCATGTCACTCGCGGGTCTGCGTCATCAATGCCCAGCCAGTCGGCTACGCCATCGCGCAGCGCCTTGGTGGCACCCTGCAAGTTGTCCCCATCGACGCCCTTGCTCGGTGCAATCCGCGTCAGCGTCACGGTTACAGGCAGCGTCACGTTCGCCCGCAACGACACTCGCACCTGAAGCTCCCGCATGGCCCGCGTGCGCTGTTCCTTTGCCATCCGTGCCCGTGCAGCCCAGTGCAGCCGGTCGTTCAGGCCGCGCCCTAGCCGCTGTGGGTACTCGATGCGGATCATTCGTACAGCGGCACTACGGAGCGACCGGCTGCGGGAACGCGAGCGTTCAAACGGTGCAACTCCTGATAAACAAGGGAGCGGTCTAGAGAAAAAAAGCCCAAGTGCCGTCCGTCACGAGTGATTGACCAGCAGATCGGCTGACGCTCCGCCGCATCAATGGCCCGCTCAATCGCCGTGGCGATGCCGTCACGATTGGCCGCATATCCGCTATCAAAAATGGTCATAGCGGCATCAATCATTTGCTCGGTTACCTTCATTTCGCTTTCTCCTCCATCTGCGCCCACGTCCAGCCGGTTGCGCGCAGTACGTGAATGGCAAGGCCGGGCGTGACTCGGTCTGTACAGCGCCAGTCGTAAATCTGTGACCGGCAGGTGCCAAACTTCTCGGATAGTTCTATCCATGTCTTCGCGCGGAGTTCGTGCTTTGCGGCAAGCAGCAGCGGCTTGGATTGCATGCCCGCAAAGAAGTCAACGGCCATCTTCATGTCAGGTCATCCACCCGCATGAAGCACGCGAATCTCGGTTTCATCGGCTTGATGTCCGGGTCGCGCATGATTGAGTGCTCCTTGTTCGCCTGCGCTGCGTCCTTGCGGCATTCGGCCAAGGTTTCGTAGCGGGCAATCGGGAACGGGCGGGCCGTGGGGTCTTCGGTGAGGACTAGCATCAGAACGATGGTGAGCATGGCGGCTCCTTCGGTTAGCGGGCATAGCCCACAAAGGTCTTCATATCGGCGCGGCGCACCGCCCCCGCTTCGGCCATCTGCTCCAGCATCTCTGTGACGCGGGCTTTCTTGCGTCCGAGTTGTGCAGCCAGCCGGGTGGCGCTCTGGTAGTCGTCGGTCAGCACCTTGCGTAGGTCGCTGCGTACCTGCTCGTCGCGCTCCATGCGTACACGCTCGCGGTGCAGCAGAGACACGGGAATGGATTCGTAGGCTTGTGCTTGGGCGACAAGCTGTGCGAGGGCTAGGCTCATGCGGTCACCTTTTCCGGCTTGCCGATAAGGCGCAGGATTTCGTCCTCGCCGTCGCTATCGCGGATGGAGCGGAGACAATCGTCTCTTACGGGACGCTCGGAAACCCAGAAGAGTTCGCCCGTAAATATGTCTCTTGTCGGCAGCTCTGCCCCATCGGCGCAAACAAACCAAGCTAGAACCGGACTGCTCGCAAAAAAGCAGCGCCCGTCTTTTGAAACATCGCCCGGCTGTGCGAGTCGATCCACCCTAACAATGCGTCCTAACAGCTCAGGCGTGGCAATCGTGCGCACCACCACCGCCAAATCTCCCGGCTTGCAGTTCATTGCTTCGGCTCCTTCGGCTGTACAGGTTGCGGCTTGGCCTTGCGCAATACACGCTGTCCCCATAGGTGGGTGAGGTCAGGCATGCGCAGGGCAATGTCGTATTCGTCGGTGTTGGGTGGGGTCATTTGCGCGGCTGCCTACTTGCTGCTGCACCTGCCACGTAACCAGCGCCCGCAGCGGCTGCGCCGATTGCCATGTTTTTTGCGGCCTGCGCTGCACCGTCCGGGCCCTGTGTCTTGGCTGCGTACACCAGCAAGCAAAGACAGGCCATGAAGCACAGGAACGTTGCAAACAGAATCCAGGTTCCCGATGTGTCGTGTTTGGGCAAGGTGTGTTCAAGGTCTTTCATGCGGCTACCTCTGAGATCGAATTGCTGACGCGATTAGCGCCGCGTGGTCGGATTGAGCGGCCAACAGCTCGGCTCTCGGTTCGTCTTTTGGCCAATCCTTCCTTGCAAAAACATCGGCAATTTGCGCGCATCGCTCGCGCTCTTCTCTGCGTATGTCTTGCTCGTAGGCTTTGAGCGCTCTTTCAAACATTTGCACTTCCAGCTCCATTACGCCGCCTCCCTATTCGCAATCGCCGCTTGAGCTTCGGCGCGCTTATCGAGCGCTGCCTTGATCGGCTCGGCAAACGCATGGCCCTGCGCCACCAGATCGCGGCCAATCTCCACAAATCGCGGGTCACGCTTGCTGATCAACTCAGCCACCGCAGATGCAGCAGCCCAGCTTCTCGGGTTGCGCGCCCACCGCAGAAAGTCGTAACCCGGCTTGGTGTGATCCATTGCCTCCGCTAGGTCGCGCACCTTCTGCGCCATCTCTGCGCGGGCCTCGCGGCTCATTGCCGGGGCAGGCAGCGCGGGGCGGACGGGCTTGTACTGGCGGCAGATTTCGCGGAACTGCAACGCGGTCGGGGCGGCGTCAATCGGCAGGTTTGCCAACCCGTACTTGATCGCTTCGGCGTTGTCGCAGAACCCGCCCAGCGTCTCGCTCCAGTCGTCCTCAAGCATCTGCGGCTGGACGTTCGCGTACAGCCTCGCAAACCGCTCCCCGTAGGTCAGGTGCAGCTTGGCGAGGATTCGCTTTGTCCACTCGTTCGGCAGTCGCTTAAACATCGATCACATCCTGTTGCGTCTGGGCTAGGTGCTCTTGCAGTCGGGCAATGAAGTTCGGCCTGTCGGGCGATGCCTGGGCCTTGGGCTTGAGCCATTCCGCCTTGAAGCCGCGCCATGCGTTTTCAGCGCAGATGCGCACCGCGTCAGCAGGGGTGATGCCTGCCCTCTCTGCCTCGCGCTTGACGCCTTCCCAAGCGGTTTCGGTCAGCGGGGTTTTGCGTGCTCGCAGCCAATCGGCCCACACTTGCTCGGAAATCTCCGCAGGTCGCTGAACGGATGAGGGGGCCCCCCGCTTGCGGGGGTTATGGGGTGTATCCCTTCCTTGATCCTTGATCCTTGATCCTTGATCCAACGACGAACATTCGCGAGGATTCGCGAGGATTCGCGAGGATTCTTCAGGCGCAGGGATTCGAGACGGGCTAGGCTTGTCAATCTTCTGATGAATCAACCACTTATTGATCTGGCAGTAGGTTTGCTCATCGTTGACGTAGCGCGTAATGCAGCCTTCCCGCTCAAGCTCCTGCATCCAGCCATCAATCAGGCCCGGAGCGTCGTCGTCGTAGGGGAAAAGAAGGCTCGCGAGCATTCGCGAATTTCCGCGAAGCCTCCCGGCGTCATCGGCAAGCGTCCACATCTGTACAAACAGCAGGCGAGCATCGCGGCTCACGCGGCCCATGCTTTCGGACTGAGGGAACTCCGGCTTGATCGTGCGAATGCGCGCCATCAGGCAGCCCTCTGCATCGCAGCGACCTGCTGCTCAAGCTCACGAATCCGGCGCTGCTCTGCCGTCTCGCGCAGCGTCACCAGGCCAAGCTGGCGGTCTTCCCACTGGCGAATGCACCAGTTGCCGCACAAGCGCTGGAAAGCGATGCGCGAGCCCCAAGACGGGTACTTCTTGCCGCTCAGGATGTTGGAGAAGTGGCTCTTCGGCATGCCAAGGTGGCGCGCGGCTTCGGTCGCCGTCATGCCCTTGATTCGGCGCAGTGCCCAGCACCACGCCCATGCATCGGCTTCGGTCTCAATCCGTGCCATGACGGTTTCCGGCACAAAGGCCGGGTCACCGATCTCAGCAAGCAGTCGTAAGGGGATCTGGTGCATAAAAGTTTTCGGTGTCACTCGTACCGTTACACGTACCAACTACGCAGAATGAGCGCATGAACACGCCCACTGCTCCGAAGAAAAAACGCCTTGAGTCACCAGACCCAAGGCAAAGCCCACGTGAAGGGAGACGGAACACATGGGCGGGGAGGTCAGTTGCGAGGTCACTTCTTGCCAAACATCGCGACGTACACACGGTCAACCGTCGCGGCGGCAAAGCCGACGTTTCCTCTGCGCATGCGCTCAATCACCGAGCGATGCACCCCGGCGGCGCGGGCAACCCCGGACATGTTGAACATGTCGGTTTTGAGCGCGTTATGAATGCGGATTAGCTTGTCCATGGTTCACACAATAGCGAATTTGCAGCCACGGCGCAAGATTTTTTGCAGCCGTTTGAGCGCTACGCTTGACCCCATGGTCACGACTCGGCCCATCAAGGAAATCGTTCGGGATAACCTGAACAACCTTGCGGCAGCGCACCCGAGCTTGTCTCAGCACAAGCAGATCGCTGCCAAGTCAGGCATTCATGAAACGACCATTGCCCGCATCCGAAAGGCGCAACACGCTTGCGACATAGAAACGCTTGAGGCGGTCGCTAAAGCGTTTGGGCTGCACGCCTGGCAGCTCATGGTTGATGGCTGGGATGCGACAAACCCACCGGTCTTGCAACCCCTCACCGAAGCAGAAAGACGCCTCTATGAAAAAATCCGCGATCTGTCTAGCGACCTTGCTACTGTCAACCGCAATAGTTAGCGGCTGCGCAACCAGCTCGGCGACCTACGGGCCGGACGGTAGACAGGCGCACGCCATCAATTGCAGCGGCTCAGCCTTGACATGGGGTGACTGCCAAACCAAAGCCGGCGCACTGTGCGGCGCAAGGGGCTACGACGTACTAGACCGCAAGGAATCGCCAATGGCCGGGTTTGGGGCTTTTGGCATGGGAGCGGGCGGCTCCATGGCCATGAATCGCAGCATGTTGATCGCGTGTAAATAGATCAACCTCCGCAGAACAGCCGCCTTCGGGCGGCTTTTTTTACGCCTAACGGCTGCAAATTTTCTTGACACGGGCTGCAAATCTGCTATTGTGGAGTCCATCAGCACACCACAGAGCACAGCAAATGACCGCCCGCCTTCCCTGCCCCGTCGCATCCGCCGAAGCACAGCACCTAGACGCCCTCGCTGCTGGCGAAGCGCTGGAAGAACTCGAAGACGGCCTGCACGAAAACCTGAACCGCGCCATCGCCGCAGACCCTGCGGACAAGTTCCAAGACTTCCTCTGCTGGCTGGCCGATCAAGACAGCATGCATGCCGAGCTTGGCGCGCTGCTCAAGTCTGGCGATTCATTCACGCAGACGGGTGCATTGATGCGCGAGGCAATCGGTGCGTGGCGCGATGCCGAGGTGGCGAAGCAGGTGGACAAGCTGAACAGCGAGCCGATTAACGGCGGGATGTTTTGAGGGGAACGAGATGAGCAAGCACACACCGGGGCCGTGGCGAGCCTATTGCCGAGACATTGGCTATGTCGAGGGAACTGAATGGTCTGAGGACGAATTTCTGCAATGGGAAGTTGAGGGGCCTGAAGAACCAATTGGTCGAGGCTCATTTTTTCAAGGTGACGCCCGCCTAATCGCAGCAGCGCCGGAGCTGTTGGATGCGTGCAAGAAGGCGTTGTATGCGCTCAAGGGGCGTGAACACGATCAGTTCCTGCGGGACGCCATCGCCAAAGCGGAGGGCGCATGACCTGCGCCAACTGCAACCAGCTATGCAACCAAGCCCGTAACTGCACGGAGGATGCCATGCGAGCACAAGCATTCAACAAGCGAGTAGACGCGGTGCTGCGCAAGGTGCCGCACGCATTCAGAGGGCCGCGCCTTCATACCGTGCGACCCGGCCCGGTCATCTACCGCTGTGGTGGCGACCCTGACCGGCTGGTATGGCGCGGCGTGCTGATCGCAGGCGCGATTGGGCTGTGGATTCTGTGGGCCACGGCATGAGAGACGACAACGGACAGCAGTTCATCGAACAACAGGAGCAGGAATATGAAACAAATCGCAGCGGCATTCGTGAAAGCACAGCGCAGCTTCGCGCCCGCACTCAAGACGAACACGAACCCGCACTTCCGGAGCAAGTACGTGGCACTGGACGGCTGCATTGAGGCCGTGATTGACGCACTCAACACCAACGGCATTGCCCTGCTGCAACCCGCCCACGAATGCGCTGATGGCGTCATGGTGGAAACGCTGTTTCTGCATGAGTCTGGCGAGACACTGAGCGGCGGACGGCTTCATGTGCCAGCGGCCAAGCAAGACCCGCAAGGCTATGGCTCTGCGCTCACCTATGCGCGCCGTTATTCGCTCATGGCAGCGTGCGGCATCGCCCCGGAGGATGACGACGGCAACGCCGCCAGCCGCAAGCCCGCCAAGGCCGCAAACGCGCCAATCAGCCCGCTAGACGGCGCACAAGACCGCGTGCCGCCCGAGGAGCTGGAAGTGCTGCGCGAGCTGGCTGCGGACGTGGTTGATCTGTGCCAGAAGGTCAGCCCCGAAGCCGCGCAGATGAAGGTGGATGAGGCAAACCTGGACAACGACCAGAAGGCCGCACTCTGGGACTTGCTCAAGCCAAACAGCGCCGTTCGCTCTGCGCTGAAGAAGGTCACTGAAGCACGCAGGATGAAGGCCGCAGCATGACTTGGGACACATACGGGAGGTCAGACCGCGCAATCGTGTACTGGTGGCGCAGCAATGAAGACTATCGATTCTGGCGTGTCTGGCTGAGCCTGGACTACTTCCCCAGCACGGTGCATAGCACACCGATGAAAGCAGTCATGGACGACTTCGGCGACTTGCGCGTGGTGCAAGCATGAGCGACCCCTACTTTGGATGCCCCTACTGCGGGAACGAGTACGGCACAAAAACGGCCTGCTGTGGTGAGGCTTACACGCACGGGGTCTGGATCACCCCGGACGGCAAAGAATGGCCGACTGAGGAAGCCGCAAGCAAACACGAGCAGGAGGTTGCATGTCACCCGCAGAGATCGGCCTGACCTCCATTGCCATGCGCAAGTACGGCGGCGCATTCGTGCGCAAGCTGGGTGAGGCGCTAGAGGTTGCCGACCAATACAACGCGCAGACGCTTGAGATTGCGTTCCCCGTGTACTTCAAGAAATACGGCCCCGGAAGTGAGTTCTACGGGGAACTGACACACCACACCATGAAGGAAGAAGCATGAACAAAAACCCTGATTTTTCCGCGTTTGATGCGTTTGCAGCGGATGCAAAGAGATGCTTTGCAATGGCCCCGAGCGGGCAATCAAAGGACCTCAGATTCATAAACGCACTCGTGCAGGGAATAGGCGATGCGTACAAATCGATCATCGTTAACCATCCCAGTTTGAAAGAAGAAGCCGACGCCGCGCTTGAATCGGCGAGGGCTCCAATGCTGAACATTCTCAGCACGCCCGAAGCGCCAACAATAACCCTGCGCGACTACTTCGCGGCCAAGGCAATGCTGGGGATGATGGACGCCGGGATGCCGACGTCAGAAATTGTGAGTGAGGCCTATGCGATCGCCGACGCAATGCTGCAAGCCCGTAACCAATAAGGAGCAAACATGAACAACTGGAACTTCGTAGCCCGCTTGGGCGCTGACGCTGAACTACGCCACACACCCAAGGGTGAGCCGGTGTGCTCCTTCCGCTGTGCAGTGGATAGCGGGTGGGGCGAGCGCAAGGCCACCACCTGGCCCACCGTGCAGCTTTGGGGCAAGCGCGCAGAGAGCCTGAAGCCGTACCTGTCCAAGGGCACGCAGGTTGCGGTGTCAGGCGAAGTGACGCTTCGGGAGTACGACAAGAAGGACGGCTCCAAGGGCTACAGCCTTGACGTGCGCGCCGCTGATGTGACGCTGCTAGGTAAGGCAGAGAAGGCAGAGCCGAAGCCGTCCAAGCCTAGCGCGGACTGGCAGGATGACGCCGACGCGATCCCCTTCTGACAATGCGCTTCATTCTTGCCCACGACACGGCCCGCAGTCTTGCGCTGAAGGCCGTCATGGAAGCGCCAAAGGGCTGGACGGTGCGGGTTGAGCCGCCCAAGCGCACGCTTGAGCAGAACGCGCTGCTGCACGCCAGGCTGACCGAGATATCCGCCCGCCGTGAGTGGTGCGGCCAGAAGTGGCCTATTGAGGCATGGAAGCGGCTGCTTATCGGTGCATGGAGCCGCGCCACCTCAAGACCTGCATACATGCTGCCCGCGCTGGACAACCAAGGCGTAGACGTTATCTACACATCAAGCGCCGAACTGAGCAAAGAGCAGATGACCGAGCTGATCGAGTTTATTGACGCATGGGAGGCTGAGCATGAGCACGCCTGATATTGACGCTTTTGTGCGCGGGCTGAAATTCCCGGCGACAGCTACAACAGAACGCATGCGTGTAGTTGCGCGCGCTTTCGCCGCCGAAGCCATCCGGGCTTGGGAGGCGGCGAAGCCTGCCCAGATTGAGTCGCTGACCGCAGAGCGCGACGCGCTGAAGCGGGTGCCCGAAGGCTGGAAGCTGGTGCCGGTGGAGCCGACGCCGGAGATGCTGAAAGCAGCAGACGATAGCGACGACGAATACACGCTGCACGACTTCGGCCCGCACATTACTCGCATTCGCCAAAGCCCTTACGAGCATTGGGATGCCATGCTCGCCGCCGCACCAGCCCACGGCATCACTGCCGAAGCCGCTGCACCGAAAGAAAAATCCATGAGGAGCCGCACTTTTTCTTGCCCCATTTGTGCGGGCTCCATGAACGAAGTTGAGGAATCAGAGCAAGAGCGACTTGCAGACGTTCAGCGGCTGCGCGAGGCGGTTGGATTTCTAATGTCTGCTCTTAAGCGCGTTCAAACGCGACCGGCCGAGGAATCGGCGTTTATAGCCGCAGTCTGCCTTGACGAGGCCCGCAAACGGTATGCAGTGAGGATCGTATGACCTACCGCGCAATCAATTACGAAGTAGAAAACGAACGCAAGCCGGGTGGGCGCCAGCTTCACAACCTGCATTGCAGTTACCCGGCGTGCGACCGCAAACAAGAAGCCGCACCGCAGGAGAACACATGAGCACACAACCTGAAGCGCTGCGGCTGGCTGAGTGGCTTGACCGATTTTCCGCAAGCTCAGACCAAGTGCGAGATATAGCCGCCGAACTCCGCCGCCAGCACGCCCAGATCGAGGCGCTGACCGCAGAGAACACTGCGCTGAAGCGGGTGCCGCTGACGGATGGACGCGTTGATGAACTGGCCTGCGAGATGGTCAAAGGGCAGAAGTCTGTGAACTGGCTTGTGCGCGCCACCGAAGCAGCCCACGGCATCACCGCCGAAGCCGCACCGCAGGCCGCGCAGCCGGTAGCGCTGAGCGACGTGCAGGCAATGAATGGCTGCGAGCCACCCTTAGAAGAGCAGCTTAAAAAGGCTTACTACTACACAGAATCTGGGCAATGGCGCGCTGCGGATACAGATGAATTTCAACGCTGGCACGCAGTAGCAAAGGTAGCCATCCGCGCCGCCATCGGGCAAGCGCAGGGCGACGAGGCGCTGCGGGACGCGAAAAACGGAGGATCAAATGCGTGAGTGCAGCGTATGCAAAGAACTGAAGCCGCTCAGTGGCTTTTACAAAAACCGAGCTGACTGCATTGATTGCCACAAGTTGCGCGATGCCTCTCGCAAAGATCGCTCTGGAGTTAGACGAAACGACACGCCTGCAGCCAAGGAGCGAAAACGACGATGGGCCGCCAAGAACAAAGACCCAATCAAAGATGCGGCTCGCAGAAAAGTCCGCCATGCGATCTCAACGGGAGCGCTAACCAGAAAAAGCGAATGCGAGCAGTGCGGCAGTGGGCCAAAGCGATCAGATGGGGTCGCGGCGGTTCAGGCCCATCACGACGATTACAGCAAGCCTCTTTGCGTTCGCTGGTTATGCGCAAAGTGTCATACCGCATGGCACAAGAAACACGACGCCGCCCGTGCGCGGCTGGGGGAGAAGGCATGAAAGAGCGCCCGATCCTCTTCAGCGCGCCGATGGTGCGCGCGATCCTCGACGGCACGAAGACGCAGACGCGACGGGTGGTGAAGCCACAACCGCCAAAGGAATGCACGCACGCAGGGCCTGTGATGGGCACTTACAGCGGTATTGCTGTGCCTCGGTTTTATTGGCAGACGGCCGAGGACTTCGACCAAGCCGAAAAGGAGGACAAAGATCTCCTTTTCTGGCCGGCAGCCGACGACGAAGAAAGCGATGAATTCACCGCTGACATCTACGGCTTGGGCGGAATGGAATGCCCTTACGGAAGCGAAGCGAACTGCCTGAAGGCCGCAGACCGGCTGTGGGTGAAGGAAGGCGTCTTCCAACACAACAACTTCGGGTTCCCGCTCGGGTCATCCACACCCATAGAGCAAACTATGTTCAATGGAAATGGTGAACGAGTGTGGAGCTACGCCGCTGACGGCATCACCGAAAAAAAAACCGGAACTCGAAGTTCGCGTTGTATGCCCCGCTGGGCCAGCCGCATCACCCTCGAAGTGACCGGCGTGCGCGTCGAGCGACTGCAGGACATCAGCGAGGCGGATGCCAAACGCGAAGGCGTGCAGCGTGAAGACTTTGGGTGGGTCGACTACCTGATGCCGAGCACGCAGATCACCCTGACCGCAGCGCAGAGTTATCGAACCCTGTGGGAGTCCATCAACGGCCCCGACTCATGGACCGCGAACCCGTGGGTGTGGGTGGTCGAATTTCGGAGGGTGCATCCATGACCGACGATCTGAAAGAGCTGACGCGTCAGGCCGCTGTGGCAATGGGGCTGACGCCTGTTTTCCACGACCTTATGGCCGGTTGGTGGGCGGTTGACAAGTCCAAGCCTAAAGACCATTTTGGCGACGATCAGGGTTGCTGGTTCGACCCCCTCAACAACGCCGAGCAGCAGCTTGAGATGCGCCGGGTGCTGCGGATTCAGATGAAGTACGAGCGGGTCACCGGAGAGTGGCGCGCATGGGTTTGGGGCACAGACAGAGAGCCGCCGATCGGTTTCTTCAACCCCAACGACAGCCGCGCAGTGCTTGAGGTTGCGGCGGAAATCGGGCGCAGGAAGGAGCAGGGCAATGGCTCAAGTAACTGAAGACCTTGTGCGTAGCTCTCTTGCTCGCTGCGAGCGCGGTGAGTTTCCGCCCCTCACGACATGGGAAGTTCAGCAGTTGCTGCACGCATGGATCGCCAAAGCCGAAGCGCAGGCCGATTTCAAAAAGCGAGTTCTGAGCTTGTTGAACGAAGACAAGGAGGACGCGTGTCAAAAAATAGACATTGCCAAGAAAGCCTAACCCTAGACCGCTTGAAGCAAGCGGTGTCTTATAACCCAGAGACCGGCGCGTTTGTTCGGCTATTGACTCGCGGATGTTCAAAACGGGGAGATGTGCTTGGATGGGCCAACAGAGACGGCTACTTGCTAGCAAAAGTTGACGGTCAAGAATACATGCTTCATCGTCTAGCGTGGTTTTATATGTACGGAGCTTGGCCAAAGCACGAGATTGATCACATTAACGGGGTAAGGCACGACAACAGAATTGTGAACCTGCGGGATGTAACAAAATCTGTTAATCAGCAAAACCGCAAAGGGCCACAACAAGGAGCGTCTTCTGCCTATCTTGGAGTGAGCTATTTCAAGGAGACGGGACGCTGGCGTGCGCAGATAAAAATAAATGGCAAAAAGAAAAGCATAGGCTACTTTTCAACTGAAGAAGAAGCATATACAGCTTATCTTGAAGTCAAGCGTCAACTTCACGAGGGCAACACGCTATGAGGAATTGCACAAGGAGCAGGCATGAACAAAGATTTTGTGCTGAAGCACTACCCCGATGCCATCGCAGTGAAGCAGCCAGATGGATGGCTGGTGTTTGCAAACTGGCTTGGCGCTAACAACCTAACCGGCAAGCACCAGAAGACTGCGGCTAAAGCATGGCTGGCTGCCGCGCTTCGCATTGAGGCCGGCGCGAAGAGCAGGGAGCAGGCATGACCCCGCGCCTCATCACCCTAGACGAAGCCCGCCGTCGCTTTCAGGTGCCGTGGAGCCTTCAGCACATCCGCGACCGCGTATCGCACCGGCCAGGCTTCCCGAAGCCACACCCGCATAGCAAGCGGCCAAAGCTGTATCTAGAGACGGATTTGGAGCGGTTCTTTACGAACGTTGAGGAAGAGCAATGACCAACGTAGAAGACTTTCTCCGCGCCCTTGAACAGTTTCCGCGTGATTGGGCTGTGATCGTGGACAGCCGAGCGGGCGGGCCTTTGGTTGCAGAGCATCGCTTCGTCAAGGGGAAATCAGTCGTCGCAATTTTTGGAAGCAACGGCGGACGATTCGGCGAGAACCCTGAGTCTGACGAGGAGTACGCAAGGCAGTGCGCCGATTTCATTGATCTGCGCAAAAGAGGATATTTGTACACCTCGTCTCACGGGGATCACCGGCTATACAAAGGTTGCTGGCCGGATGCAAGTTGCTACGGCCATCGGTTTGATAGCTGGGCAATTGAACGCATGGTTTCCGAGGGGCTGATTAGCAAAGACAGTGTTGACATTGAACGAGTCAACTACTTCAACAGTTAGCGCCGAGCAAGCCTAGAGGCGATCAAGCATGAACCCCGTGGCTGCTTTGTTTGTGCGCTCTGATAGCGTCTACAAGAAAATGGAAGGCGTAGAGTGCTTTGACATGGAGCGCGACGCTCGCACATATGACGGCCCTTGGCCCGTTGTAGCTCATCCGCCGTGCAGGGCGTGGGGAAACTTTGCAATGTTTGCCAAACCCCGGCCAGACTAGCGCAACTTGGCCAGGCTTGCGGTTGCCTTGGTTCGTGAATTTGGCGGGGTGCTAGAGCACCCGTTCGGCTCAAAACTTTGGCAGGCGCAATGCTTGCCGGAGGGCGTACAGAAAGACGCTTTTGGCGGGTGGACGCTGGTAATCGATCAACATTGGTGGGGCCATCGAGCACAGAAACGCACAAAGCTGTACATCGTCGGCATTGATCCATCAGACCTCCCGCCCATGCCAATCAAGCTAGGCAAGGCCGAGTTTGTTGTTGGCGATGTTGGCCGCGCATCTGTCGGCACGGATCGCCCAGAAATCAGCAAAGCAGAACGAGAGCACACGCCGCCCGAGCTTGCGGCCTGGCTTGTAGAGTTGGCCCGAAAATGCAAAGCCCCTTGCGGTTACCGGTAACTGTGCTATAGTGAGCGTACTACCGGAAAACGCCATGCAAATCCTTCAGCAAATCCAGCAAGCCACGATTGCCGCACGCACCCGCACCGGAGACGCCAGCATTGGCACGCGCTGCGCTCGCGGCTTGTTTGATGTTGTGCGCGTCACCTACTCAAGCACCGGCACGAGCACAGTTCAGGTTGTTTCGGCTGGCCTTGATGCGAAATCTGTTGTTGCCCATCTCAACGGCCTGCAATGAACAAGCCCAGCGCCCCTAGAGTGGCAGCCCTTCGCCAGCGCAGGGCCGAAGCTGGGCTGGTGCGCGTTGAGCTTTGGGCCACGCCAGAGCATGCCGAGAAAATCAAGCGCTACGCTCAACGCCTCGCCAGTCGCCCAGCGATCTCCTCCGCCGTCTCCCGGTAGTACCGCTGCTGCAATATCCGCAAGTCTTTGTGCCTGCTGATCCGTGCCAGCGTGAGCACATCCACGCGGCGCGATAGCAGCGTGAGTGCTTCGGCTCTGGCGTCGTGGAAGTGCAGATCGTCAATCAGCAGTCGCGCCGTGACCTTGCGAAACAAGGCATCTAGCGTGGAGCTTTTGAGCGTCCACACGGGCACTTGTCGCATGAGCCGCACGCCTGCCGGGGTGAGCGGCACGGGTACACGGCCCTCTTCGGTTTTCGTCCGCTCTAGGTACACCACCGCCGCCCCGGTGCCGGGCTTGAGTTGCAGCACTTCCCCGGCCCGCATACCCGTTCGTAGTGAGATCAGAAACGCCAGCGCGACTTCGGCCAGCTTGGTCTTCGGTGTCTGCCCGGTCACGTAGCCACAGTTGCGGCAGATTCTGCGGACTTCCGTCCAATGCACGCGCCTAGTGCGTGGCGGGCTGTCTGCGGGCGATTTGATGACGCTCCAAGGGTTCTCCTTCACCCAGCCCCATTCCCGCGCTGCTACGGCCCATACGTGGCGCAGGAGGTTCATCTCTCGCCGCACCGTGCCTTGGGTGCAGGTCTTCAGTCTGGAATCACGCCACGCGGCCGCGTCAGCCGTGGAGAGCGACGCCATGCGCAGCGCTGCCAGGTGCGGATAGTCCCGCGCAAACGCAGCCAGCCGCAGCAGTTCCCACCGCGCACCACGCTTATGCTCGCTCACCTCGTCGCCGTACTTCGCCAGCGCTTCACCGACTGTGCGGTTAGGCAGCAGGCCAGCCACAGCGTTGGAGGCGTCTAGCTCTGTCTGCGCGCCCCATGCCTGCGCAGCGGCCTTTGTGGCGAGCACCTTGCTTGCCCGCCTGCCGTCGATCTTCACTTCT